GAAACGGATGAGTCTCATACATCCCATTGGGAGCAGAGGTTTAGACCTAAGGTGGTCATCAGATCATTTTGAGTTCAATCCTTTGGGGGACTGGAAAATAGTCCAGAGATTAACTTCTCTGGGGAGTGGCTTTTCGGCTTCCTACCTTCAAATTGGAAGTAAGAAGAGCCTAGCTCCATTATGGCTGACTAGCCGGCCTGCTCCTCCTCTATCATTTATGGTAGGGGAATAGAGAGGTTATCGTCCTTTGTCTTTCCGTGTCTGGAGCTATGTTGTATGGTTTGGTGAAATCGAAAGGTGTAAAACCTTAAAGGGATGGGACGGCCTAGTAAGCCAACTCGATATCCTGAGATGTAGATCTACCATGCTACTAACCTCCAGATAACGATTCTTTTGCAAGCAGAGTGGACACTATCTTTGGGCCTTTGGCCGATCAGATAGCAAGTCCTTAGGGTGAACCCCGACTGCGGATCCTCTTCTATAATAGGATTAGATAAGAGCCTGCCACGACTGGGCCAGCTCTCCTTTCACGGGAGAAGTTGGTTGTACCCCCCCTACTTACCTCAAAAGGGTAAGATGGAGGCCTCGAAAGGGGTTTAAGGGGGACGCTAGATACGGGCAAAAGTGGCGATCTATGAATTGAAGTGAAGTTGGGATCCCGTAGGAAAGTCGTTATTTAACATGAAATTACTACAATATTCTTTTTTGAACTTTATAATAATTTTCCTGTTGATCTTTCTTGATTTGCCCTTCCCTTACTTACGAGTATGAGTAAGTCCATGGAGGCACAAATCGAGCGAAAAATAAAGGCCTTTAACGGTCTCCTCCTCAGAAATGGGGGGAAATCACTGGTGGGACGATTGTTATCAATTGTAACGCCTTTGGTTGGTAAAGTCACTCGTAGTTCGGTTGCAATAACATGTTATTTCTCCTTCTCTGTAGTCCGACTCATTAGAAATATGGGTGTTAAAGGTGCAGTTTTGTACCTAAAGGCATGTCATGTACTGATGATGCAGGCTATAGCCAAGGATAAGATTAAAGATCAAGGTCCCTTGAAGATCCGTGTAAAAACGGCTCGCTCTGGACTGCCTTTGATTATTCCTCTTCTCCAACGTCAAAAACTATTGGCCGGGGACGTAAAAGTTGTTCGTTTTTGGATGTCTCTATTCTCCTGCTACCGGGTAATGGAGTTTAGTGGACAGCCAACTATTGACACGATTATTTCTCCAGGAGTGGATTTTACTTTGGATCCACTCTTTCCATTATGATGCCGGTTCCTTCCAATTGCTTGATCACGTATAGATGTTTCTAAGTGGATCAAACATTGGAGGACTTCTGTCATCAAACTGTTTCCAATTGGGACTGCCTCTCCTACATCGCAACCGGCGGAACAGGGTAACCAAAATATCGGGAAGATTTCCTCTTCTCCCTATTCGGTTATTCGTTCAGCCCATGTGATTATGAAGAAGGGTGGTCCTTTCCATTGGTTGGTGGAAGCAATCCACGACTTCTCCGTAGGATCCTCGGATTTCCCTCGTGACCCCCCAAAAAAGGGTGATCTAGGTTTAAATGCGAGGATGTTCGGAGTTTTTAAGGGTTTCCCTAACTTGCCTGAATCATGATATCCTTTGCCTACCTTTCTAGGTAGATTAGGTATTAAGATTGAGGCAGCAGGGAAGATCCGAGTATTCGCCATGGTTGATCCATGGACCCAGTGGTGTCTCTGGCCCCTTCATAAGATGGTCCAATTGATCCTAAGGACAATCATCTCTGATTGTACTTTTGACCAAATTGGCCGTTTAGAAAAGGTCCGAGATGCTATCCAGGTCAAATATCCTATGTCCCGAAAGCGGGCATATTCATTTGACCTAAGTGCAGCAACAGATCGTCTACCCATTTCCCTTCAGGCTCATATTTTGAGTCTAGTGATTGGTGAAAACGCTGCTGATGCTTGGGCAGATATCCTTGTGACCAGGGAGTACCAGCTTCCCAACAGTTTAACACGATTGTTGAAAAAGCATGGACTCTCAGCTCCCAAGAGTGTCTCGTATGCGGTGGGGCAGCCTATGGGTGCTTTATCTTCTTGAGTGATGCTGGCACTTACTCATCATTTCTTGGTCCAGTTTGCCTGATATCTCTCCTGTAGAGAAAGGGGTGAATTATATCAATGAACGAATGAGTATGCAGTACTTGGTGATGATATTGTTCTGTTTAATGGTCTTTTGGCCACTAAATATTATGCTATCATGACTAAGTGGTTGGGGGTTAAGATCGGGTTAGCTAAATCCATTCAGTCACGCTATTCTTTGACTTTTGAATTTGCTAAGAAGTATTGGGTTAGAGGGCAGAGAGCCTTTGCGTTTCCCCTTCGGGATGCATTTGTCTCTCAGCTTTCTACTTCAGTTCTTAACGAGTGTATCACCAAAAATGATATATCTCTGGATCATTATCTCCAACTGCGGGGTATGGGTTATAAAGCCCGTGGCTCGGTTACTGGACGCCTGTGATCACTTAAAAGCCAGCGGTTACGATGTTACTTGGTAATGTTCTCTCAGACTAGGGTGGAGTGGTTAGAGTGAGTTCGGCTATCTTCACTTAACCATGTCTATCCAATATCTAGAGGGGCGTTATGTCGTGCTATTCCTATTTTATGAGATCATATGAATCGGGTCAGGTACAATGTGTTCCTGAAAAGTCGTTTGGATCAGCATAATCTTGAGAGTCACAACATTTTGTGGCGTCATTGAGATTCTGTTCTCCCTTTGATTTCTCAGCGGGCCCATTTTGCCGCTCAATCTGTGATCACTCAACGTAGGAGTGACACCAAGGTTCCAATTAAGACCTACCGTTACGTTGATATTCAGAGCGGTCGCCTTTTGGCGGCCCCTGAAATTCTTCGAATGGCAGAGATTAAGAAACTTGATTTAACTTCCTATATATCAGCTGGGCAGGGGTTTCCTCTGTCTATATTGACTATATTAGGGGTTAAACAGGTTTTGAGGGATTCCGACGCATTCCATGCTTCTTCCTTGGTTGCTAAGTCTCTCTTCAAGGAGCAATACGAAAGTATTTTTTCTTTTCAGAAACACTTAGATTTAGATCACTATAATTATCAGGGATCTTGGAAGGATCTTCCTATTGAAGACCTTTTGAGAACCTTTATTGGTATAAAGGGTGAGCTAGATGCAGTTAATTCAGCCGGCGAAAGCGGGGGTATTGAATTCCTAGGAGATATCAGGCAGGAGGAGTCCTCTTTCGAGGATTTCCTACCTATATACAGGCTTTGGGTTAAACTAAACTCTTGTTTCTCAATGCCCGGAAACGGGCAGGAAATAAGTAGGGCTTTAACGGTGATTAGGAAGGATGTCCCTCAGCCCTTATTTCCATCACGGATAAATAGGGGTGAGGTATCCTCTTTTTTCACAGCTTTACGAGTTGTAGCGTGGTGAGAGGTCTTACTAAATTACATACTTCGGTGTGTAGCTTGGTCTGTTCTTTTCCTGTTCTTGCTGATATTTGGTCCTATGGGATATGATCTTTGGAATATAGTCGAGCCGTCCAATTTATTGGTGCCAGCTGAGGGTGAACCCCAAACTATTTCCCCAACAGGTTCTGTCCTACCAGCCCGGTTACTCCTGGCTGGCTTAGGCATAGGCTTGATATTGGTAGGGATAGGAGTACTAATTGGCATGAGTATCTCTGGTTCTAGTCCTCCTCCTGGAGGGACTATTCCGGATCCTTACTTAATTCCATTATTACTACCTACGGAAGTTGCGATAGCCTCATCAGAATCTTGCATCCGTTGAGTTTCTCCTGAGGTCATCGTGACCCCGGTTGCTCCTTCTCCACAGCTATCCCATGGTTATTTCGAACCATTTGAGCGTTAGCCTCCTAGTTGTTACGATTACTGCGACAGACTTTACTGAGACATTATGTCAAATCTAACGTTAGAAATAACGATTAGATAAGATTTTCGACCCAGATCTGACTGGAAAATCGGTATCACATATGCGAAAGCACCCCGTGATACTGTATGAGAGGC